AGAAGTATATAGGTTAACGTTAAAAGGATTGATTTCTTTAAACTTAGAAGACATCGAATTGGCTGGTAAGATAGTTGACACTATAGAGCTTTACCTAAGAAGACATCACTCTAAGGGCGGCCATCCTGCCATAGTGTTTAACATGGATGATAATAGATTTGATTTTGTAACACTTAGTAACTCAGAAGATGAGTAGTTTACTTTACGACATGATACTAATGGAGGCTGATAAGATTAGCTTCCTTAAACAAAAAGACCTGGAGCTATACTACAAGGATAATACTGGAGAGATAGTTCCATTGGCAGAAGCATATTCACCTGAAGTACAGGAAGTCCTTAAACAACTTCTCAAAAGGAAGCGTATGAGATATTTCATTACTTTTGCCGAAGGACTTGATGTCATGGAGACTCTAAGCAGATCCACAAATAAACTCATATTGCTCTTTGCGAAGAACATGGGTTACGATAATAAGATAAAGGACTGGACAATAAGAGATCTCCATGGCTCATTAGGCACTAACATGAAATTCATTATTAAATCATTAAAGGTTTTATGCGAGAAGGATGTTATTCGATTTACCATAAAAAGAAACAAAAGAACATATATGGTTAATCCAGTTTATTTCTATAGAGGATCAATCAAGAGTTTATTCCTCGCAGTAAGGAAGTACGAATCAGAGTTCCCTAGAAGGGGGAGCGACTTAAAAGAAATTATATGAACGTAATTAAACACACTAAGAATATCCACGAGATAAAGTTAGAGGGTATGGAAGTGAGGGTAGCTATGATGTCAGATTTACATTGGGACAATCCCAAGTGCGACTGGGAGCTATTAAAAAGAGATTTAGATTATTGCGTATCAGAGAATATCCCTATTGTTTTCAATGGGGACTTTTTTTGTTTAATGCAGGGTAAGGGGGATCGCAGAGGAAACAAGTCTGACATCCGCCCTGAACATAACAACGCTAAGTATTTAGATAGCATAGTAGAGACAGCTGTGGAATGGTTTGCTCCATACGCACACCTTATGACTGTTATAGGATATGGTAATCACGAGACAGCAATTATCAAGTGGCAGGAGACTGATATACTACAGAGATTTGTAGACCTACTTAATCATAAATGTAAGTCCAATGTATATACAGGAGGCTATGGTGGATGGATTAACTTTAATGTACTTGCTCGTGGTGGAACTTACTCTTCTACAAAATTAAAATATTTTCATGGATCAGGAGGTGGAGGGGTGGTTACCAAGGGCGCATTAAACCTTACTAGAGCATTAGAAATGTATGAAGGATTTGATGTATTCTCTATGGGTCATATACACGAGAACAGTTGTCGTAATGATGTTAGAGATACTGTAGTTAGCTCACCTAAGTTAGGATTCAAAAATGTATTGAAGGATATACATCTTATGATTACTGGAACGTATAAGGAGGAGTATGAGGATGGGTCAAAAGGATGGCACGTTGAAAGAGGTGCGCCACCTAAACCTGTAGGAGGAAGAATACTTACTATAAGCCATAAGAGAATACGTGTAGATGATTCTGATATATTGTTAAAACAAATAGATAGTATTAAGTTTCCACTATGAGGATAAATGCTCAAATAGAAGAAATGTGTAATGTCGTTGAGATGTTCTTAATGGTGAAGAAACAAGCATCTGTTAGGATTGTTTTTGACGACAAGGACAAGGAAGAACATTATATACAGCTGCTGCATCAGGCGTATGACGTAGCTGTAAACTTCTTCACGCTTGGTAGATAAATTAGTTTAAAATATTTTTATATCTTTGACAAAAATTAATCTATGAAGACAGATAAATATTGGGCTTCTAATCCTGACAAGAATGGAAGCTACACAGACAAAGGAAGAGTAGAGGGAAGACCTGCTGCTGCTCCTACTTTAAAGGATGAGGCTGCTACATCAAAACAAACATTTAAGTTGATGTACAAGAATACTAAAGATAAAAAATACTGCGACTAATGAAAAGAAATGCACTGAAAAAAGCTATGATGTCAGAATACATGGGATCTGAAGCTGAAGAAAAATATTCTTCTAAAAAAGATAAGATGAAACACGAGAAAGGTGAATCTAAGAAAGAAGAGAAGAAAGAAAAGTTTATGTCTAAATTTAAAAAGAAAAAATAATGAGACAAGTTAAATTACAAAAAAAAATAAATAATGCTACTCTTAAAGCTAAAGAGCTTGGTATTATGAATGATAATCCAAAGGTAAAAGGAAAAGGGGAAAACCTCCCTTATCAACCTACTAAATCTTCTAACATGAGTGCTACTAGATTTAAGGAAAACGAAATGAAAGTATCTAATCCAAAAACTAATGAAGTTAAAGGTTATAATACTCCATTTGGAGGAGGTTCAGGACCTAAGAAAGGCGATATGAAACCTTCTTCTTCTTACAAGAATACAAATAAATAATGCTTAACAAAACTTCAGGCATAGATTCTAAGCTAATAAAAAAGGCTTACGCTAAGTACAAGGAAATGAAGAAGAATAGAAAGAAGTCTGATACAGGCTACTATACTTCTAGTGATATAGCTGCTAAGCAGTCTGAAGCATATACAAGCGATAAAGGGTACTAAGTAAAATAGTATTTACATTAAGAGCCACTATAATAGGTGGCTTTTTTTTGTCACTAATATTTGCTAAATTTGTGACATGAGTAAAAGAAATAAAGAGATGCTCGATATTCGCACAGATGAATGGAAACCTTCACACGCAGAATTTGAGTACCCAAAATCATTTGTAGATTGGATAAATTCAATCAATAGCGGATGGCAGAATAAGATTTACCATGAACCATTTGAGGTTTACTGTAAACAAGCAGAGCTATGGCATCAAGACCATTCAGATATACTTGACTTCGACACAGAAGATGAACAAGTAGAATGGCTACTAAGGGAGATACAGCGATGTAAGGATAACACCTTATACTTCTGTAATAAGTATGGATATATCAAGGAGGATAGGTCTGAGAACGGTATGCTTCCATATAAAGCCTGGGACGCTCAAAAGGTACTTCTATTCCTATTCGACTGTGGGTATTCATTAATGATTGGTAAGGCACGACAGATTGGTTTTACCACTACGATGTGCCTAGCAGGAATGAAGCGAGTAAACTTTAATAAATCCTATTTCATTAAGTTTGTTACGCACTCCAAAGATAAAGGTGTGGAGATCTTTAGGGATAAGGTTAAATGGACATACACTAAGCTACCTGATGTTATCGCTCAGGAGGTAAAGAACTGGACGGACCAAGTAATGTCATTTGACAAGAAAGGAGACAAGAAAGGTAGAGAGGATGGGGGTGCGTCACGCTTCCAGGTAGATACTCCAGCTGTAGATGCTATCAATGGTGGATCTCCATCAGCGGTATTCATTGATGAGATTGGTTTATTTGAGATATTTGGTGAGATGATGCGTGAAGGTAGACCTGCCTTATTTAAGTACAATCCTGATACTGGTAAGATGACTATGCAGCAACAGTTCTTAGCATGGGGTACAGGTGGAGAGATGGATAAGGGAGGCTCTGTATTTGAGTCTGAGTTCAAGATGTGTCTAAAACAATGGAAAGAAAAAAACTACGATTATGGTATTATACCTCTATTCTTTAATGCTTACGCAAGGCGAGGTGTTAATGATGCTCACATTAATAATGAGAGAAAGGCTTATTTAGCACTTGAAGGGACAAAGAAAGGCGATGTAGCTAAGGTTCAGTTCCATCAGCATTATCCTATTACTATTGATGACATGTTCTTACGTAAATCACGTACTTTAGTGCCTATTCATACTTGTAATCAGCGATTAAATGACATTTACGGCATGGATAAGCCACTAGATTACGGTTATTTTGAGCCTATACTAGATTTAAGTAGACCTACACCTGATTTATTGACTGAATTTAGGATCATAGGGGCTAAATGGGTATCTACAGGATCTAGGGAGGACGTATCTACCTCTGCTGTAATCATACATCACCCTCCTTTAGGGGAGAAATG